GTAAACCACTTATATTAGATAAAATGGAAAAAGAAGAATCAATTGAATTAGTTTCTTTAGCACATTTTAGGGGTAGAACATTTGAAAACTCTATAGTAATAGTTGATGAATTTCAAAATTTAACTAGAGCACAGTTTAGAATGGCATTAGGTAGATTAGGAAAAGGATCAACAATGATATTTTGTGGTGATAATCAACAAATTGATCTTAAGGATAAAAATTATTCAGCAATTCATGATTTACCTAAAATAGATAATTCTCAGTATGTTTATAAACGAGTATTAGAGGATAATCATCGTCATGTAGCAATAGATGAAGTGTTTGAATTATTAAATGGAATGTAAATCTTCCATAACTTCTTTATATTTATAATAGAACAACCTAATTCTATTAAAAATGGCAAACATACCTATATGGCCCGGATCATCATCATTTGACGCAAGTTTAACACCTTTTTCGTTTTATGATACGGACGCATCATTCCAAACAGACGCAGTTAATGTAGCTGATTGGTGTGCTAAACGTTTAGGTTACCCATTAATAGATATAGAATTACAAGCAGCTAATTTTTTTACTGCTTTTGAAGAAGCAACTAATGAATATGGTAAGCAATTATATGATTTTCAAATAATTAATAATTTCCAAACATTAGAAGGTAACGCTACTGGATCTAATTTTAATAATCAATTAATTACCCCTAATTTAGGGGGTACTATTAATGTATCTGAGCAATATGGTAGTGAAACAGATGGTGGGGGTGGAGATTATGAATTACAAAGAGGTACATTAGATGTAACAATAGGAACACAAAGATATGATTTATTAACTTCTGTTTCTTCTTCTATAAGTGGTTCAGAAGCTGTTTATATGAAAAGAATCTACCATTATGCACCTTCAGCTATTAATAGATATTTTGACCCTTATGCAGGTACAGGTACAGGTATACAATCATTAATGCAAACATTTGGGTTTGGTAATTACTCACCAGGTGTAAACTTTATGTTAATGCCTATGTATTTTGATGTTTTAAAACTTCAAGCTATTGAATTAAATGATACAATTAGAAAATCAGGATATCATTTTACAATAGAAGCAAACAGATATTTAAAATTATTCCCTATACCTAATAGAAATTATACATTACATTTTGATTATGTTTTAAAGTCAGTAGCTAATAACCCAATAAAAAATCCAGCAACTAATTTAATAACAGACATATCAAATGTACCTTACACTAATCCTACTTATGCTTATATAAATGAACCAGGTAGACAATGGATTAGAAAATATACATTAGCGTTAGTTAAAGAAATGTTAGGGGGTATTAGAGGTAAATATCAAAGTTTACCAATACCAGGTGAAACAACAACCTTAGATTATGCCAGATTATTACAGGAAGCATCAGCTGAAAAAGCAGCATTAATAGAAGAATTAAGAGGGCTTTTAGATGAAACTACAAGATTAAAACAACTTGAAAGAAAAAATCAAGAAGCACAACAAACACAAGAAACTTTTTATAAAGTTCCTTATCACATTTATATAGGATAATGGTAAAATTAACAAATATATTAAATGAAGTATTAAATACTTTTGTGGTAGAATGTGAAATATTAACAGACAGAAAATTTAATATTACAGATGTATTAGATGAGGTTAGAGCTTTACGAAAAGTAACTATTGTAAATAATATTACACCTGAAGAATATCCCCAAAAGGATAAAGTAGAATACACAAAATTAAAAATTAAATTTGTTACTAGAGAAGATCCAAAACAAGATTTAACTAAATTTAAAGAAGATATGTTAACATCTGACTTATCTAAAACAGATTTAAGAATACCTGGTATAAAATCAGTAACATTTAAAGAAGAAACTTTAAAAAGATTATAATGGCATTATTTGGAGGTTCAAGAGACGTATCACTTTTTCATAGTTTGAATAAAGAATTAATTAACGATATTATTCAAACGGAAGTTGCCTACTATAAATTTGCTTTAGAACAAACTTCAGTAAATGTTTATGGTGAAGCACCGGGTAAAAATTATTATGAACCATTAAAATTAGCGTGTTTAATTGACAAACAAGACCAATCTTGGTCGTCTGATGCTTTTGGATCTGACGTTAATCAAACCATTGGTTTTCGTTTTTTAAAACAATCACTTCAAGATATAAATTTAATTCCTGAAGTAGGTGATTTAATTTTATTTAAAAATAATTTTTATGAAGTTGATAGTAGAGTTGAAAACCAATTCATATTAGGTAAAGATCCTAATTATGCAATAGCCACAGAAACAACAGACTTTGGTAAAAGTTTTTCAATTATAATTAATACCCATATTTCAAGAGTAGAAAAGTTAAATTTAATTCCTTTAAGAGAAGGAAAATACCCTACAACTGAAAAATTAGATGGTGGAACAGCAAATTTACTAGGATAATATGGCAAAATCATTTATTAATACTGACGAAAAAGATATAGATCCAAGAAGACCTATACCTGCAAGTGGATATGATAAATTACGAAAAAATATATCTGCTAGGACTCAAATACAAGGTGCTGAACCCCCAGAAACAAGACCAAATATAAACAGAGGTAGAATAACTTCTCGTAAAGATGATGATGTGTTAGATGTTTCAATTGGTTTACAAGACCATGATGAAGCAATAATGTATTATTTTAATAACGTTATTAAACCATCTGTTATAATAAATGGTAATAGAACAAATGTACCTGTAATGTATGGTGCACCTGAAAGATGGAAATCAGTTCAAAAAGATGGGTATTTTAGAGATAAAGAGGGTAAACTTCAAGTACCTCTTATTATGTTTAAAAGAGATAGTGTTGAAAAAAGAAGAGATTTGGGTAATAAATTAGATGGTAATAACCCTCAATTATATTATGCTATTCAAGAAAAATATACAAAAAGAAATCAATATGATAATTTCTCAGTATTGCAAAATAGAATACCTCAAAGAGAATATCATACAGTTGTAATACCAGACTTTGTACGATTAACTTATACTTGTACTATTTGGTGTGATTATATAGCACAAATGAATAAATTAATTGAAATGATTAATTATACTTCAGATTCATATTGGGGTGATAAAGAAAGATTTAAATTCAATGCTAAAATAGATACATTTAGTAATACTACAGAACTTCAACAAGGAGATAATAGAATAGTAAAAACTGATTTTGGTTTAACTCTTCAGGGATATTTAGTACCGGACAGTATTAATAAGGAATTAGCTAAAAAACCACAAAAATACTTTAGCAAATCAACAGTAGTATTTAATAGTGAATTAGAATTTATTCCTACAGGTGCATCAAAAACAAGAGATGAAGTAAGAAAACTAGCAGGAGTACAAAACATACAACCTGCAGGAATATTAGGAACAGGAATAGGTTATGAAGTAATAGGAGACGATCAAATAATACAATAATGGCAGAACAAAATAAAGCAACACTAAAAAATTATTTCCAAACAGGGGATAGACCATCACAGGCACAATATGCTGATTTAATTGATTCACAACTTAATTTAGCAGAAACAGGAACCCAAATAATGGATGGAGCCCTAAGTTCTTCAGGATTAGAATCTAGTGGAGACATAACATCAAAAGCAAATATAAGTGCTAGTGGAACAGTACATACACCTAATTTAACAATAAGCAGTTTAGGAGATAATGCTATACCTTTTGTACAAGCAGGATCAGGCGGAAGTATTATTGGTTCTGGTGTATTTACTTTTAATGCTGGAACTTTATCAGTACAAGATATAACCCAGGTAACAACATCAAATATAAAAGTACAAGGAAATGGTCATATAACAGCTTCAGGTAATATAAGTGCAAGTGGCGCAGTAATAGGATTAACAGGTTCTTTTGAAAAACTTGAAGTTACAACAAGTTCATTTGGAAAATTTGAATCAACATTAATAAGTTCAAGTAATATATTAACAACCGATTTAACAGCCTCTAGAGCACGTTTTGGGGATTCTACTGTTACTATAAATGGACCAGCAGGTAATATTAGTGCAAGTGGAACTATAACGGCAAGTACAGCTTCTATAGGTCATTTTATCCCTAATATTCCTTCTGTAGCAACAAATAATTTGGGAAATATATTAGACTTTACTTTTTCAGGATCTGCGTTATTTACAACTCTACCAGACCATGTTGCTCAGGGATTTGGTATACCATTTCAAAGAGTAGAAATAGCAGCAGGTGCAATAAGTGCAAGTAGTACTTTAGAAGGTTTTGATGGTCATTTTCATGGCAAAGTAGGTATAGGAACAGGTAATACTCCTCCTAACCCACTTTCATCACCACATTTAGATGTAAGAGGTGATATAAGTTCAAGTGGTGACGTATTCGCAGGAAATACTTCAGCTAAAGGTGTAGTATTAACTTCACCAAATGGAACAAAATTTAGACTACAAGTAGACAATTCTGGAAATTTATCTACTTCATCTATTTAAGATAGAAAAAAATTATGTCAACACCTATAAAATGGAATGAAGCTAACTTCAAATGGAATGATAATCCCCACACATGGAATGAAGTACAATTAGTAATTGAAATTGTAGAAGCTATAAGTGGTGGTGGTGATTTTGAAGAAGAAATTTATAAATATGATGCCGAAAAGAAAAAAAGGCTAGTAAAATTAACTTTAAAAGTATACGGAGATACAATCACAGAATCTAAAAAAAGAGAAATCAAAAACTATAAAATAACAGCTAAAGATATAAAAGTAGTAGTTAAAGAAGTACTAGGTGTAGAAATGATCGCTGAAAACGTATCTTTTTGATATTTATAATAAAATAAAATAATGTATAAATTATTTACAGACAAATCTGAACTTTTCGAATGTAATATATCATTACAAGGAGCAAGTTTAAAAAAATCAAAAGCACGTTTAGTAGTCGAAACATCTGACTACTCTTTACTTTTTAATGGTGAAATTAATTCTAATGGAAAATGTGAAATCCCTATTAGAAAATTAAAAGGACTTATAGATGAAAGTACTACAGGAAATATACGACTAGAAGTGATTGCCGAAGATACTTTTTTTACACCATGGGAAAGTGATTTTGAAGTAGATGCAAGTAAAAAAGTAACTGTTGAAGTAAAATCACAAGAAGACAAAAAACCCATAGTAGAAACTAAAGTAAAAGTTAAAGTGAAAGAAGAAAAACCAACACTTACTGAAAAAGATCATGTAATTAATTTATTTAAATTATTAATAAAAGAAGATATAAACGTAGAAAATATTTCATATAAACGTAACGAACTAAATAATATAGTAGCAACGTATCTACAAGAAAATACCGTTAAAGATACGAGTAAAGTTATAAGTGGTGTATTAAAGGTTTTACAAAACCAAAAATAAAAGTTATAAATGGCAGATTTTACTGACCAAAATATCCAAGATACTTATCCAAGAGTAGTTCAAATAGATAGTGGTCAATTACAAGATGGTACTGGTAGTGTTATATTAAGCACAACAGAATTAACTTCAATCCAAGCAATAGGAGATTCTAACCCCATAACAGCAACAGAATGGGCTGAATTAAAAAATATAGGATCAGCAGATATTAGTGCAACTGAATGGGGATATGTTGCTACAATGCAAAATGTTAGTACTACTTCAACTCCACTTTTTAGTAGATTAAATTTAAATGGAGCAGGAGGACTATTAGACCCTGTATTAGGTTTTATAGGAGAAACAGGATCTGTTAGTAACCCCCATATAGGTTATACTAGAGGAGGTTCTATGTTTTTTCACGAAATAGGAAACCCATCTAACTTAGCTATAACTTTTATTAATCAAAATGGAGAATTAGCAGCAACTATAGACAATGTTGGTACTTATCGAAGTTTATTATCAGGAGTAGATGCAGAAGCTGCATCAACAGCAACTACAGCAACAACTACAGATTCTGTAATTGCAATAACAAACAATTCAACTAATGAATCTAATTATATAACATTTGTAGATGGGGCATCTGGAAATCAAAGAATAGAAACGGATACAAATTTAAGATATAATCCTTCAACTAATGGAATTACATTAGGACAAATTACAGCCTCAAGTAACATAAGTTCAAGTGGTGATATAGCAGCAGATAATGCTGTATTTCAAGGTGGGTTAGAAGTAGGAACCGGAAACGTAAATACAGATGGACTATTTATTGGGGGTGCTGATAGAGCTTCAATATTTAATATAAATGGTTTAAGATTACAAGGAGATAGTCAAGACCCAACTCAAACAGCAACAGAACATGTAACGATAAGTCCAGGTGGTGATATAACAGCTACAGGTGATATTAGCTCAAGTGGAACTATAACAGCAGATAAATTTATTGGTAAAATAAACACAGCTGATAATAATACAAACTCTTTCCATTTCCCCATGTTGCAAACAGGACAGAATTCTACTGCATCAATTTCAAATGGGTTTGCTTTTAATCCTGGAACAGATACATTAGCTATTGGAGGAACTACAAGTATAATAATAGGACAAGGTAATATAACAGCCTCAGGTGATATAAGTGCAAGTGGTAATGTATTATCAAATCAGATAGGAACAAATAAAATCGAACCAGCTCTATTAGGTACTGCTAATCCTTTTACATTAGAAATCAAATCAAATGATTTATATCATAATGGATCTTCGCTTAGAACAAATGGTAACATAACAGCCTCTGGTAATATAAGTGCAAGTGGAGACTTGATAGCAAATAATGCAACTATAACTGAAGGATATGTAACAGTTGATGGGTCAAGTACATCTCATGGGTTTGAATTAAAAAGAGATAGTCTTGATACCTATAAAATTAGACATTTAGATGGTGGATTAACTATTCAAAATAGTACTGACAATAGAAAAGAAATGACTTTTGATGGTACTGGTAAAGTTGGTATAGGAAATAATGACCCGCAAGAGATATTAACAGTAGAAGGCAATATAAGCGCAAGTGGTACTATTATAGCTCCTAGCTATACTGGTCAACTTATGGCTTTAGATCGTCTTAATTATTATATCACAATTAATAGTAATAATTATTTTCTTGGAAGAAATACTGGAGTTGAAAGTGGTGATTTTGATATTGACGCTACATCTCCTTTTTCAATAAATGATGAACAGGTATTTGCATCTAATATACTACCAGTATCAATGTCTACTATAGGTCTTCGATCAGGTATAAGAGTGGCAGGAGGAGGAACATGTCAACTATGGATTACAACAGGAAGTAGATCTGATTGGCTAACAGCAGACACTGTTCCTTTAGGGTTTGGTGCATCAGGATCATTAACAATAGGAGATGGTCAAGATTTTGGTACCTTAGATATTCCTGAATTTAGTATTAATGATGATTGTGATGTTGTATATGTATTTGTTCATACCCCAGACACTGATAACCCCACTGTAAGAATCACAGGCCAATTATACGGAAGAACTAGATAAATTTAATCTACTTCCCCCCTATTATATTTATTATCAGAAAATGTTTAAACATGTAATTTAGGAGGATAGGCATCTTATTTTATTTAAGCATTTTGTAACAAATATAAACTAACGTTTGTGGCCAACAAAATTTATAACAAATATAAAGAACCTCGATACGCAGAGTTCTCGAGGAAAGATCTTGTAATAGACATTAAAAATGGACACCTTTATTATAAATCTAATATTGGTATTCATAGGATGGCTAGTGAGTTAGTATCTGATACTTTTGGCGCTACAGATACTGAAATTGTTATTAATAATGTTTACAACGTTGGTATTCCTCCTACATTTAAAAGTGATGGTATTAGATTAGGAGATGGTTTAATCGGAGGAAATCTTACTGTATCTGGATCTACTAGTGGATCTATTACAGCTATAGGACCTAGTGGATCTGTACATATAAATAACTTAGGTTCAGGAAGTATAAGTGCAAGTGGGTTTTTATTTGCAAATTTAGAAAATAGTAATAATATTGGCCTTAAAACTGTTGTATATAATACAGGTACAGGTAAATTTTTTATAACAGGTAGTTATGGAGGTGGTGGTGGTGGTTCAGCAGTAATAGATACAGTTTCAGATACTAGTGGACAAACAGGTATAGATTTTACATTAAGTGCAGGTGATTTATCAGCAGTAGCCTCAGGATTAGATACAAATGATGATGTAGCTTTTGCTCAAATAAGTGCAAGTGGAAATTTATTTGCAAACTTACCAGATGGTTTTCAAAATGTAGCTACATATAATTCTCAATCTGGACAATTATTTTATACTTCAAGTGCAGGATTATTTGCACAAATGGATACTTTTAAAAGCACAGGACAAAGAAGTGGAAATTCAGCTATAACAGGTTCTTTAGTAGTATTAGGTGAAGTAAGTTCTAGTAATACAGGTTCATTTAGACATCTTTTTGTAAGTCCTAATGTTGGAACCTTATCACCTACTTATAATATAGATTTAGGAGTTACATTAGGTGAATTTATAGGAGATAAAGAATCTATTGTAATAAAAAATGCATATAGTGACGGTGATTATTATATAGGTAACTCAGCATTTAAAAATGGTTTTATATATAGAGACAATGCGGGAGGAGTTATCACCTTATATAGTGGTAGTTTAGCAATACAAACAACTGAAGAAGGTACTTACATCCAAAAACCTGCAACAAATTTTGGTACTACTGGTAATAGATTTGCTGGGGTAGGTAATGCTTTACAAGTAGAAGGAAGAATATCTAGTTCTGGTGATTTAGTTGTTAACCAAGGTAGTTTTCAAACAATACAAGGTAATGTAACAGCCTCAGGAAATATAAGTGCAAGTGGATTGCTATTTGCTTCGGCATCTTTAGGATTTCAAAACGTAGCAACTTATAATTCAGAATCAGGAGAATTCCATTATACTTCAAGTCAAGGTTTAAGTGAAGGATTAGACACATTTAAAGTAACAGGTCAAAGAGATGGAGATTCATCTATAACAGGTTCTTTAACCGTAACAGGAACTATCACAGCCCAAGAATTCCATACAGAATTTGTTTCATCTTCTATAATTTTTGAAAGTGGTTCTACTAAATTTGGTGATACATTAGATGATGTTCATAATATGACTGGTTCTTTAAATGTAACTGGTAGTGCAACTATACATGGGGGAATTCTTACAGTTAAAAGTCCAGACGAAACGGTAGCTAGATTTGAAAGAACAGCTGGATCTGGGTTTACTGCTATTGATATTAAAGATGGAGTAGGAACAACTGGTAACTCAGCAATACGATTTTCAGATACGGGAGCTTCAAAAGGTGAAATAAATTATGAACATGCAGATGATTCACTTAGGATAACTACTAATGCATCAGAACAATTAAGGATAACATCCGCTGGTAATGTTGGTATAGGAACTACTACACCACCAGAAAAATTAACAGTAGAAGGTAATATAAGTGCAAGTGGAAGGATAAGTCTAAGTGAAGGAGCAAGTAGTACTGCAGGACAAGGATTAAGATTTAGAAATAGAAACGATTTAGGATTATTTGAACATGGTTTTGATTTAGGAATAATGGCTCCTGATAGTGTTCAAATACATATAGATTCTAATGATAATGATCCTGATACTAGGTATTTTGCTATAGTTAAAGACCATAACACTGTAGCTAGCCAAGCTGGGCTTATATTTAAAGTTAGAGAAGATGCAACTGTAAGTATATATTCTCATTTATCAGCTTCAGGTAATATAAGTTCAAGTGGAGAGTTGTTTATTTCTGCATCTGAAGCCAACCATTCAAATGTTTTAGTATATTCAGGAATAAATAATAATGGAAAAGTCCATTTCACTTCAAGTGCTGGACTTAGTGCTGGATTAGATACATTTAAAACTACGGGTGTACGCACGGGTGATGGATTTATTGATGGTAATGTGACTGCTTCGGGAGATATAAGTGCAAGTGGTATAATTACAGCTGCATCTATGTCTATTGGTGGAAATTATACTATTGGCCAAAGCGTAGTGCAAATTAGAGAGGATGTTAGAATATTTGATGGTCATGAATTAAGAATAGGTGATGGACCAGGTGGTGCTGCTACAACTGATTTATCATTATTCCATGATGGAACTGACAGTTTTATTAAAAATAGAACTGGAGAATTAAGAATAGAACAAACGACGGGTAATACTGTTCTTTTTAACGCAGCTGCTGATGGAGAAATCCATATAATATTAGATGAAGCTCTTAATGTACCCGTAAATTCAGGTCGTGTATTAATATCAGGATCTGCAGAAAATGGAGTTCGTTTAGATGTAGAAGGTAAAATAAGTGCAAGTGGACATTTATTTGCTTCAGCATCTTTAGGTTTTCAAAATATAGCAACCTACAACTCAGAATCAGGACAATTTTTCTATACGTCAAGCGCAGGATTAGCATCAGGTTTAGATACTTTTAAAACAACAGGTTTAAGAACAGGAGATGGATTTATTGATGGTGATATAACAGGAAGTAATGAACTACTAATTCAAAAATCATCTGGAGAAGGTACACCAACTTTTGGAACTTCAAACGTCGCAATATTCCAAAATAATGATAATAATCAAGATGCATCAATTGCAATTATAGCAGCAGATAGTAAAAAATCACAAATACATTTTGGAAAACATGATGATATAGATGTAGGAGGTATAAGATATTTTCATGAAGATCACGCTACAGCCCCTGATCAACTACATTTAAGAGTTAATAGTGGGATTGCTGGTATTTTTGCCCCCGTTTTATCATCTAAAAGAGGACTTAGACTAGGAGATGATGCAAATATATCTGGGTCTGAAGGAGATATTTTAAGTATACAAGGACAATTAGGAGGTAATGGTTTAACTATTAGTAGTTCTGCAGGAACTAGAATAAAATTTAAGAGAGGAGTTAATAATAACCAACATCTTTTTGAATACTTTACAGGGGGGATTAGAAAATGGTCATTAGGTAATGCTGGAGAAGGTAATGATAATTTTTATTTATATAACACAGATTCAAACGTTAAATTTATAGAACTTGTAGATGGTGGTAATTCAACACACATTCATACTAATGTAACTGCTTCAGGTGCTATAAGTGCAAGTGGGCAAATATTTGGTGGGTTAACTTCAGCTGCTACAGGTAAATTAGTATATTATAACACTACTACAGGTGAATTAAGCCAAGAAGATGTAGCTAAAGCTTTAGATGCAGTAGGATTACTTTCTTCATCAGCACAAATAGCAACAGATATTTCTGGTGCATTTACTAGTGTAAGTGCTTCAGTAGCTACAAATATAGCTACTAATGTAACAAACATAACTAATAATACAACTGCTATAAATACTTTAAATGCAGCAGGATTAATTTCTTCGTCAGGTTTAGGTTCACCAGCCCAAGGTGAAGCACAACTAACTCTTAATAATGTACCTCAAGTAACAATTGATTTAGGATTACAAATAACAGATAATGTAACTTTTAATCATATAACAGCCTCAGGTAATATAAGCGCAAGTGGAAATATCATAACAGGTGGTAATGTAAGTGCAAGTGGACATTTATTTGCTTCAGCATCCTTAGATAATAATACTAGTTTTAAAACAGTTGTATATAATACTGCTAGTGGTCAGTTTTTTCATACTACTCTATCACCAGGAGATGCCGTAATAAGTGTAACTACAGGAGATGCTAATACAATAACTATTGGGGGCACAGCTACACAGCCTACAGTAGCTGCTAACACAGCAGTTGTATCAAATGGTAGTTTAAATTTAGTAACAGGAGATCATGTATATGATTTTGTTAATGCAGCAACAGGTTCATTTTTAACATCATCACCTTTTACAGCCGCGGGTATTTCAGGTTCATCTAACCCACTTATAGGTTCAGCTGTATTTAGCACAGCAATTTCAGGTGCATTTACTGATTTAAGTTCTTCAGTAGCTACAAATATAGAAGCTAATTCAGAAGGCATAACTACTAATGCTACTGCTATAAATAATATAAATTTAAATCCTCTTTTTTCTGCGACATTAATTTCAGCTTCATCATTAAGTTCACCAGCCCAAGGTGAAGCACAATTAACTATTAATGGTGTAGCTCAAACAGCAGTTGATTTAGGTTTACAAGTAAGTGATAATGTTAAATTTAATAACTTAGAAACAGCAGGATTTATAACTGCAAGTGGAAGATTAATAATTCATGATAATTTAAATCAAGGATCAATATTTCATGCAAGTTCTTCTAATGTTGTAACAATTCATAATCCAGGACCAAGTAAAAATTCATTATTTTCTTATGGTAATATACAAGTAGGTAATTCATCAAATATATCTAATATAACAGCCTCAGGCAATATAAGTGCAAGCGGAAAAATATTTGGTGGTTTAACGACACAAAACTATGCTAATGTAGTTTACTATAACACATCAACAGGGGAGTTAACACAAGACACAGCTGTAAAATTATTAGATGCTGAAGGGTTACTTTCTTCATCAGCCCAAATTGCAACTGATATCTCAGGTGCATTTAATGGAGTAACAGGTTCGTTCTTACTAAATACAACAGACACATTAACTGGAGATTTAACAGTAACAAACGATATAACAGCCTCAGGTAATATAAGTGCAAGTGGAGAAGGTTATTTTAGTAAAGTAGGTGTAGGAACTGATAGTCCATCACAAGGTTTTCATGTAGTAGATGCTGGTATAATAACATCAGAATTTGAGTCTTTAAATAACACCTCTGCATTAATTGAAGTTTCAAATAACGCTGGACTTGACGCATTTTTTGGTGTGTATGGTGGTAATTTAGTATTAAGACATGATGATTATACAGCTAATCATTTTTCTATGGATACCTCAGGTAATATAACAGCCTCAGGTAATATAAGCGCAAGTGGAAATATGTTTGCAACACATATTACATTAGATACAGGTGGTGTAACAGCAATGGGTCATGTAATTGCGGGGGGTGCTGTAAGTGCAAGTTTACAATTATATGGTGGTTTAAGTAATACAGTAACAGACAATATAGTATTTTATAATCCATCAGGTGGAGAATTAACGTATGGTTCGGCAGGTGGTATAGGAGGAGGATTACTTTCTTCTTCTGCTCAAATTGCAACTGATATCTCAGGTGCATCCCTCATTCAATCAGTTGTAGATACAACAGGACAAACGGGTATAAATTTCACTGTAGATAGTAATGGTCAATTATCAGCAGTAGCTTCAGGAGTAGAAACAACAGATAACGTAACTTTTAATCACATAACAGCCTCAGGTGGTGCAAAAATAACGGGTGTGTTAGAATTAGGTAATGGTGACATTAAAAGTGATAATTCTTTTGACTTTTTATCAACTGGTGGTTCTGCACAACAATTAAGGATTGGTAAACTTGGAATGAGCGCAAGTTACAGTGGGGTAGACACAGCTCTTAGTGCTATGGCTACTACAAATGCTGCTGTGTTTGGTGGTGATGTTGCAGTTGGCCCACACGATAATGGAAAACTTGGTGTAGGAATACTTACTCCAGCTAGTTTACTACATGTAAAACAAGATGATTCAAGTACTGGAACTAGTAATGGTATTACTATTGAGAATGATGGAAGTGGTGATGCAACACTACAATTTTTACTTACTTCAATTAAAAGATGGGTAGTAGGTATAGATAATAGTGATTCTGACAAATTTAAAATTGCTGATTCTGCAGATCTTAACTCTAATGCTTTATTTACTATCGATGGTGATGGTAAAGTTGGTATAGGAACAACTTCACCAGCAGAAAAATTAGAAATACATTCAGGAAGTTTACAAATAGACACTACAGGTGAAGGAATAAAATTTGGTGGAACTGGTGCCCCAAGTACTAATAAAATACAATATACATCAGCTAATAATTTACAATTAGATTTTGACGGAGCTGTTCAATTTATAAGTACAAATGCAGATATCACTAATGGGGCTGATTTAGTGCTTAGAAATGATGGTAGTACTAATATAATGCGTCTTACAAATGAAGCAGCATCTGGTACAGGAGCTAATGCAGGTAGAATAGATATAAAAGCTGCCTCAACTACAAAAGTATCTATAACAGGTTCTCAACATGGTAGAATAGGAATAGGAACTACAACTCCTAAAAAAGCTCTACATGTAGAAAATAGTGGTATTTTAATTGATGGTGCTTCTACTTTAGACGGAACTGGTTTTACTGAAAGATTTATAATAGATGCAGGCGCTTCTACTGCCCATACATTTTTACAATTTAAAAATGATAATGGGGGTCAATTAACTGTTACAGGCGCAGGAAATGTAAGTGCAAGTGGAAATTTATTCGCAAGTGTAACAGACAGTAGTGATACTAGTTTTAAAACAGTTATGTATAATGGCGCTACTGGTCAATTCTTTAGTACAGGAAGTTATGGTGGTGGGAGTGGTGGAGGTGCCGATAATTTAGGTAACCACACAGCTACTCAGGATCTTGAAATGGATGGTAATCAAATTATTTCCTCAAGTAATATTATGTTATCACCATCTTCTAGTGGGGATATTAGTGCTCCAGGTACAAATGATAATGTTATAATTGGTGCTTCTAAAGGTTTTGGAACCGCTAGACAATTTGGAGTTCAAACTAATGAAGGAATGATCAAAATAGGTCCAGCAAATAATTCATTTTGCCATGTAGTAACAGATATGGAAAAAATGTATTTTAGAGTTGATCCAGCTAATAATACAGATAATGCTAAATTTGTTTTTGATGGTTTTCACACAGGTAATTTTACTGGTCCTGTTGTTTTAGCGAGTTTAGATACAGACTTAATTTTAAGAAGAGATCATGATGATACCGACTATAACCAAATTAAAATAGGTGATGATTCATTAGAAATAAAACTAAGTAATGATATTAGATTTGCAATAAATTCAGTTGGTGATATTACTATAAACGATCCTGGTAATTCTGCAGGTGATTTTATAACAATAAATAGTGGTGTACTTAAAAAAAGAACAGCATCTGATGTTCTTAGTGATATAGGTGCTCAGGCTGCTGGTACCTATGTAACTTCTGTTTCTTCAGGAGATGCTAACACTATTACAATAGGAGGAACTACGGTAAACCCTACAGTAGCTGCTAATACAGCAGCTGTATCAAATGGTAGTTTAAATTTAGTAACAGGAGATGCTGTACATTCATATGCTGTAGCTATTAATTCTACAGATTATGTAAATGATATATTAGAGGGTGGTGGTATAGATATATTTCAGCAAGGTTCATTAGGTGGTGGTATACAAGCAACAGTAAGTTTTGATCCAGGTGGTGGTGCTGGAGAGTTAATAACATCAGGAGATACTAGTGGTGGTAGTGATTTATATGAATCACATTCTACTTTAATATATGATGGTACAGACTTACAAGTACATGGTGGTGATATTATTGCCTTTTATCAGTCTGATAAACGTTTAAAAGATAATGTTACACCAATATCTAATCCTATTAAAAAGATTTTACAAATTGGTGGTTATACTTTCGATTGGAATAAAAAACAAAATACGTATAAGGGACATGATATTGGAGTTATAGCTCAAGAAATAGAAAAAGTTTTACCTGAAGTAGTTGAAACTAGAGAAAATGGTTATAAAGCAGTAAAATATCAAAAAATAGTTCCATTATTAATTGAAGCTATAAAAGATCAACAAAAACAAATTGATGAACTTAAAAACCTAATAAAAAATGGCAACAGATAGTAGAAGTATAAGAGGTGCATTAGATGCTTATTCCACAGTTAATAGCTCTGGTAATACAGCTATAGCTTCAAGAATGATATGGAAAATAAGACAAAATCTTGTTGGAATATATACAACAATTTATGGTAGTACAGGTTATGGAATTTTTCTAGGTGCTTTTATAGCTATAAATAAAATGGATGATAATAACACCAATATTAATACTACTAGTGGTGGTAATACGTTTATAGATTTTAATCATCTAGTTAAGGGACATACTGTTGATGTTAGTGGTGCTATATCTGGTCCTAACCAAAATATAGGTATTGGTACTGCAGCTTATTCAATAAATGGTAATATTAATCAAGGATTAAAACATTATAATGATACTGTTCAATTTGGTAAAGGAATAAGTATAGGAATTGCCCCTGGTATTTTAAATAACGCAAACTTTAATCTTATAACAGGAGGAACTAATGGACCCGCAGTACTAGAATCAAATAACACATATAGAACTGCAAATATTAAAATGTCAGATTTTTATGGAGTTGAAAAAAAAGACCCAGGAGGAAGCCCTGGTACAGGTGGTAGTGGGGGATATATATGGAATGATGCGGCAGGAGATGAAAAAATAGTCAGCTCAGGACCTATATCTGTTGGTAATGCAGCAGCTTTATTAATGGGGGGTAATCTTAATGGAACAGTTTAAAAAATAAAAAAGAATGCCAAATTATAATACATCAAACGCTTTATTCTCTACACCTTTAGGTAGTTTAGTATTTGTTCCATCATCATCAGCTACTTTTAATGTTACATCATCAGCTCCAGCTATAGCTGCTGAATTAAAAATTAATATGAGTAGTAGTTTAGGTTCTACTATAATAAGTAATACTCTTCAAAATCCTTTTATTAGATTTACTGTTATATCAGGTAGTAATGGAGCACCTGATAGTGAGTTAATAGTTAGATTTTTTTCACAATCTCATATTCAAACTAAATATACTTCTTCTAACAGTAAAAATAACCCAAGATTTGTATTTGCTGCAAGTTCAAGTTTATATTTTACAGGTTCTTCTGCAGACAATATAGAATTTGTAAATATTAGATATACCGCGGGTATGAGTGGTATAGCTTTAGGTACATTAGTACATAATCAAATAACATCTTCAGGACCCTTTGCAACTGGATTACTTTCAGCTAGTCAAGTAAATGATTCAGATTTACACACAACAACTATCCATTATGTAAATGCAAGAGCAGAAATAGGGACAACACCAACAGTATATACAGGTTCAAAAAGTATACCATTAAGTAATAAAATAGGAATATTTTATACTGACACCGGATCAGGTACTGGTTTAAATTTTGAAGAACCTTTAGTTTTATCTGCAGAATCATCATCTTTTATTATAGGACCTGCTAATGAAGTTACTGAAACAGATTCTATAATATTTAGACAAGGTACAGGTTTTCCAGGTTTTATAAATTCGGGAAGATCAGATTCAACCTTAATGTATTTTTCATCTTCGGGTGATGTAGGGTTAGGAACTAAAGATCCAAAAGGTAGATTTGAAGTATCGGGTTCAGTTAAAGGAGACGAAATCGTTACTAGACCAACAACAGGTAGACCTATTGTAATTAGAGATAGTGAAATTAAATTTTATGAAACTACTCAACAAGATCCTAAACATCCAGACTATGGTGATAATAAAGAAAGAGCAAGAATAAAAGCATTACC